TAAATCAAACGCGGTACTCCATTTTCCCATTATACCACAGTACCTGTGTACTTATCAAGTAGAAAATAGTACAATATATTTAGTGCAAATAGTATTGACATATGTGTTCGTCTAAACTCAAATGCCCCCATTTCAGCTTGCGCCTACTTTTGGGGGCATTAATTGTACTGTTATTTATATATCAGTTTTTACCACTTGATTTGTAACTATTAACACTTGTGCTCTTGGTTGCATTTCACCAATAGCGAATTTACAGTTGCACTTAAATAGTAAATCAGTATTTCCAGTCGGTTTTATAAATGATGCACTAATGTCAATATTCCTGCTTATTAAATCGTAGGTACTACTTAGCACCTCGCCATTAAATATATGCCCACTTTCGTAAGCACCATGGTTGATATAAAACCGATATAATATTGTACCGTCTTTATTTACTAAATGTACTTCTGTATTGTTGTCTATTGTTGCATCATTTATTAGTTCAATATTAGCACCTATTAACTTAACACTATCTCTTCTTTTTATTCCATTCGTTTTTACAATGTTTCCTTTGGCATTTGTGTATCTACCGTTGAAATTTGGTGTACTTAAATTTTCGATATAATAGTCTCCATTATAATCATATTTTGTTTCGGCGTCTGTGTTTTTCAAATAAACATCTCCACCGTTTGTGTTTGTTACTGTGATGTTTTCAATATATACTGGCACATCGTTACTGATATACACTAGGCAACTTTTTTCAGATTTACTATAACGTACATATACGTTTAACATAGTAAATGTTGTTACGTTGTAAAAATTATTTACTTGTGTTTTCGCAACATTAGCAACTCTATTTATACTATTTAATGTACCACCATTTAGGACAAGATTTACAGCGTTATCTGCGTTTATTACGGTGCCTATTTTTTCAACGTATAGGTTATTTATGTAAACACCAACACAGGCGTATAAGTTAAGACCATAAAGGTGTTTTTCAAAGTCACAATTATTAAAATACACACCGTAATTTTCAGCACCACCATCGCCAGTTAATCTAATCCCCGTTGATACATTTTGTTCACCGTAAAATTGGCATTCTACATATTCAACGTTATTGCATGTTCCGCTTTGATTTACGCACATATTGTTGCTTTCAAATCTACAATGGTCGAATTTGACACACCATGCACCTCTTATAGCCACACAAGTTTTAAACCCAAATAAGTGAATATTTTCAATAAATGAGTACCTTATTCCGGTATAAGGTTGTGTAGTTGTTCCAACGAAATTTAACCCTATATGTTCACCACTTGCGTCATTTACACGAAAATTTTTTAATACTAATTTGTCAGCACTATTATTTTCATTAAATGTGCAAAAATCAGTTGAACATTCTATTACAGTATTTTCATTTCCGCTTCCAACAATTACGTTTCCAGTTTTTAACTTAATAGGTGCATTTGTGTAATAAATACCAGTGAATAATTCTACATACCCAAATTTATTAAGCATTTTCTGAATGTTTAATGTATCGGTTTTACCACTAACATCATTACTAGGTAGAACCATTCTTGCGTGCATTTGAAGCAATATATTTAATGTACCATTGTTAGCCATTAGGTCTAATTTATTGTTAATCTCTTCCTGTACATCAAGTGTATTAAAATAATTATTAACATAATCTTGCAACTGTTCATAAGCTTTATGCAAATTAGTAACGTCACCCTCAAGCGTGCCAACGTCTTCCATTGTTTTATTCAGATAATCAATAGTCTTACAAAGCAATTCATAATAACTCAGACTATCATCATAAACCAACGGTAAAACTTTCTGGCACCAAAACCTAAAAGGCTGTAAGTCCTTATAATCACCTAAAGTTGGCGTAAAATTTGCTGAGTCATTCGGTGTAATACTTCTAACACTCATTCTTAATTCTCCCTTCTACCATAATTCCATGAACATTTCAGCAAATTCTTCAATAACCTGCATATCAATATTCAAAAATGTTTCCCTAAACTCATTCAACATCTTACTGTAACTCCCCGTACCCTGTTTACCACTCACACTTTCTACATAGTTCTCAGTAGTGTCAACCTTATTGCTACTACTCTCGCTATCCTCATAACTCCCACTCGTACTACCATTAACACCAGTCTCTCCACTATCGCTAACTTTCCTAGCATTAGTAAGATACGTCTCACTTTCAACACCAGTCAACGCCCCCTGTGGAGTATCACTGTACAAGTCTTTCCTAGTATTAGAACTAGTTCCACTCTGCGTATTAGTTCCGCTATTATTTCCACTAGTACTCCTACTTCCACTACCACTCTCGTTACCTGTCTTATTACCCTTCCTATTCCAATCCACATCATACATAGGATTAAACTTAATAAGTTCACTCTCATACAACTTATTATAATAAGGCATAATCTCCTCAAGTTTAGTATTCATCCATAATAACCAAATACCAACCGTTTCACACCCTATCTCCCTCAAATAGTAGTGTTTTAAAATCTTCTTGCAAAGCACACCCCTGTATTCCTCATCAAAGAAACTTACCTTACTTGTGAAAATCTTATCCCAACTACTATTTAAAACCTCATCAACGCTACCAAAACCCTTACTTTCACTCAGTCCACTCTTACTCTCACAAATGAACCTTACTTCTGTGGTATATTTACTCATACTTAATCACCATTTTCAACAATAAATATAGCAACTAAAATCACCAACGCAATACCTGCAACACTAATCACTTCACATCATTCCTCACCTTCACCTGTATCATTTTCATTAGTAATCTGCAAATCTTCACGATAATCAACACTAATATCAGTACCAAACATTCTGTTAATCTTATCAACAGCTTCCCGTCTAGCTTCTAGCCTACTATACCTGCTAGCAATCGTTCCACCTTGATTCCTCTGCACCTCATCAGTAATCATTCGTTCCTTCTTCTGTATATTCAGATTACTAATACCCAAATAAGTCAACGCTTCATTCCAAATCTGCGTTTTCAACTGATACAGTTTATCAGCGACATAAGGAGCATTCGTACTAATAGCCCTCAAACTATTCAAGTCCAAATTCTTATCCCCAAATATAAAAGGCGCATTTCCGTCAAATTCCTTATACAAATTAACTAAAGTTAACCGTTGTTTTTCTGTTCCCTGTACCAATACTGGTGTTTTCTGTGCGTTCGCATTTACATCAATAATTCTATCCAGATTATATAGTCTTTTAGCGAACATTTTAACGTCCAGAACGCTTGGCTGGCGTAAATAGTTATTCCAGATAATAACACTGTCACTTTCGTTCAATGTTTTCTGGTACTGATTATAACTGGAATATGCACGCCTTGAAATAGGATTGCCGTATACATCAAACTGGCCGTTTGCTATACAGTCTAGGCATAAATCTCCCATTACCTCATCCCTAAAATACACCATACTCCCATTCTGAAATAAATGCAATTCTAAATATCTAGGGTCAACGGTTTCTGGCAAGCCTTGCCATTCAAACATACTAATACTTAATTCTACTAACCTATTAAAGTACTGAATATAAGTGACATTATTCATAACAGCACTTTCACCAAATAAACCGTTACCCTTGTTTCTTCTACTCAATTCCTCACCCCCCTTAACTTGGACTATTATCTAATGCATAATTGCCGACTTCACTCCCATTTTTCCAGAAAGTAATACCTTTATCATAAATACCACAAATCTGACGCTCATCATCAGCCGGAACATTAGCACTTATAGTGCAACCTGCTGTTTTAACATAATTCCAGTGCGGTCTTGAACTACGGTTCGGAACTTTTAATCTCTTAATGCCATACCCAAATCTACTGAAATAATCATCAATAATTCTGGCATATTCTGCTGTTATGCTCATCCTTCCTACATAGAACTGTTGTTTGCCGGAACTAACGTTTAGATTTCCTTGCGGATTTCCTTTAATCATATCAGATTGAATACTTGATTTATAATCCTGTGTAAGTAAACTGGCAACCTGTCCAACACCACTAACTAAAGCACCGCCTATAGCTAAAGGGTTAGCTGTAAGACCTGCACCTATTACACCTGCACCAATACCTGCTAGTCTACTGCCTATACTTACAGAATTTTGAGCAACCCAAGCGTTGTAACTGTCAACGTTCCATGAGCAAAGAGGGTAACCAGTTAAAGAGATAGATTCCGTGTTATTGGTTTTATCACCACTACCCTTATAATTTGTTGGTCTTAAACATACAGTAACAGGCTGTGTTACATTTGCATTGATTTCAATAGAAGGTGCGAACTTGTCAAAAAATTCGTATCTTAGGGCTAAACTGTTAGCACCTGCGTTATCAACGTGATAAAAATTATAAGGGTATGTATACAGTTTCTTATTTTTAGGTTTATACCCGTCAATATTTTCATTACCTGTTAACGCTGTACTGATAGAAGTAATCTTCAACGAACTGTCAAGTTCTGGTATTCTATTGCTAGATGGTATTTCGCCTTTTGGTAAAAATACTTTAGGTATAGTGTATATACTTACAACTGTATCTGGTTTTTGTATATACTTTTTAAGCTTATCATTAATCTGTGCAAATTTGTTAACGTCATACACCCATAGAGTCGCCCCGCCATAAATACCATCATACTTTTTGCCATCAATGCTTGCATTCTCACCGTCAACTTCCACTACAGCAACTACAATGGCAATATCTGCCATGTTGTAAACGGGTGCATAGTCGTTAAAAACATATTCTCCTGTACTAACATTTTCTGGTTCAATGTGTTCACCTAAGTTATCAGTTTCCGTATGTTCTCTTTCCACAAAGCACATATCCAAAGTATAATCAAAGAACCACGTTTGCATAACGTCAATTTCAAAACTAATCTCAGAACATTCATTGTTAACAAACTCTACGCTTGTAATAAATGCGTAAAACCACTTGTTACCATACGCTGTGTTCTGAAACATCATGTAATTACAGTTATATAAACTATCAGCTTTAATTCCAACCCTTGCTATGCCTTTATTAACTCTCTGATAAGTATAATCAGTTAAATTAAATGCTTGTTTTCCTGCAAAATAGTTATACTGTGATGTTGCATCACCAAACCAGATTGTGTGGTCAAACGTAGGGTCAAGTGGGACATTTCTTAAAAGTTTTATGTTTGTTTGTGGTTGTATATACATATTTTCACCTGCTTATTTTAACTAGGTGAGAAGAACGCTATCACCTGTTAACTTCTCACCTTTTAAATTATAGTCACTTTGTATTCATACTAACGGTTGTGCCAACCTCAGATGTGGATGTAATAGTAGTTGTACCTGTATAAACAGTTCCGTTTACTTCGGCTTCAATCGTAATCTCTGTTGCACTCTGACTTGCAGGAATGATAATAGCGCCATATTTCTGCACTGCAATACCTGCTGTTGTAAGTGCTTCTGTCTGAATAAAGTGTACACTGTTAGGCGCAAGACTTGCACCGTCTGTATCAGCACTGATAGCAAATACAATAGCTTCTTCACTCACATCTTTTGTAATAATCTCACAAGTGAGTGTTTTTGGTAAAGCAACGCTTGCCGCGTCAGTAACAAATACAACTGCATTTGCAAATGGTGAACTAGATACTGTTTTCCATGTGTGGTAGAAGTAGTTCCAGTACATACCACTAGCAACATATTTCTCAGTAAATTTGTTATTGTTGTCATAAATCTGAAACCAATTTTCGTCAACAATAACAGCTTTTACGTTAGCAAGTAAAGCAAGTTCTCCTGCGGTTACTTCTTCGATACCGTCTGAATTTTCTCTAATAACATCAAAGCGTTCGTTATCAAAGGAAGTCCAGTTGTCAATGAGAAACAGTCTGCCCATGAAATCTGCTTTATCCATGTTGAACGCACTTGCAAGAACGTTAACATCAAACTGTGCGTTGAATTTTGCATCCATAAAAATAATCTGTCTGTTTTTAGGTGTGTTTGTTTTTACACCTGCTTCTGAATAATCAGAGCTGATAAACGGTAACAGATTAGATATACCTCTGAATGCAACAGCCGATTCTTTAAGGTCTGTCCCATCACCGATTGATTCTGGTTTCATTTTACCGTGTGAAATAGCTTTAATCATAAGATATTTAAACAGTAAAAATTCGTCATACTCTGCACCGGTGTAAACAGCATCTACGATTTTTGCAATAAGGTTCTGGACTCCTTCAAGTGAAAGGAAAGCCTGTTTTAAATCTTCGTCTTGAATGGTAACAGGGTACATAACTCTCCAGTTCATAGTGTGGAAAGCTGAGCGTACATCTGGAAATGTGCGTTTAAATTCTCTGCTTTTTCCTTTTTCTGGGTCAAAGTCAACACCCTTTGCAATGGACACAAAGATATCTTCTACTGTCTCACCGAATTCAATGTAACCTTTTTTCAGTGCTCTGTACGGGTTATTGAAAGTTGCACTCTGCATTCTAACGATAGCAATCCTGTTAACAAGTGCGTTGATAAACTGGTTAGCAAATGCAGGTGTTCCGTAAATCACTTCTCCTACTCTAGGAATGTCCGACGCTTTTGTAACTTCTGGTACATTCTGCTGATATTCATAACCGGCATTCTGCCTAATTACGTTAAGAATATCCATTGTTGACGCATTTAGCGTTGAAACTGCAATTCTTTTTGGCATTTCTTATTCTCCTTTACTCTGTTGTAAATAACTCTTCAAAACGTGTGGGTTTGTCGTCTGGTTCGTCAATAACTGGTTCATTGCTTTTGGGGGGAACGCTTGGGTCACCAGTGTAAAAACGCTCAGCATATTTTTTTCTCCAACCCTCATCGTTTTCTTTGTACTTAGCTTTCCAGTCTGTCTGGTTTGCTGTTTTATTCTCAAAATCTGTGAACGTGTCTGTCACATCTTCAAGAACCTGTAATGTATTATCGTCTGTACTGTCACCAACGATATTTCTAATACTTTCGATAATTTCTTCTCTAGTTCTGACTGCCATGTTAACACTCCTTTATAATCTGTAATTAATCATCATCCATATCGGCAGGTTGTGCTTTTCTGGTTCACGGGTATTATAACCAGGTTGTTTCGGGTCAATGAATTTCAGAATGTCATACCATTTTCGTGCATATTCTGCACGCTCTGGGTGTAAGCTTGCAGGTCTTTCATAGTTAGCTTGGAATATCAATGCAAGTTCACCTGGGTCTTGTGTTGAACTAGCCCATGTTTTCCAGTTCATGCTAGAGTAAGAGCTTGGATACCACTGTGGCTCAATTCCTCTATGTGCCATACCCGTACTTTCCTCATACTCTGCATATATAACGTTGCACTGCTTATTACCATCTTGCCAATCATCGTGCGAACCATACAAAACGTCAAGAACGTTGTATAAGTCTGTTGGTGGTGTCCACTGTACAAGTCCGTGACCTGTTCCACCTACTTCAATTAATGCGGGATTAAATTTTGATTCTTGCATTACATTGCCACAAAAACCTGCTATAGCTTGTAATGTCCATCCCTTGAAATAAAAGAAACTGTATATGCAAGCGGCATTGTTCTTCTGTTTATCTCCATAGTCTTCAAAGTATTCTGAATCAGTGCCGATAATCCAAGTATAACCAACTTCACCACTTGCACCGTCGCCATAACGCCATATTCTAGGAAATGTCCTTTCATAATTAGGGTCACCGCTTGACGAACCGATAGAGACTTGATTTACAAGTGCTATCCCATTTCTTCCATGCGCACCCATGAAGACAGCTTTTCCTGTACCACCTTTATAGCACATTTCAGTGTGAGTATCACTGACACCTATATCACCAGGTTTTATGATGCTGTCTGTTACTCTTGTAAAACCTAACTGTTGCAATACACCTTCCATGTCGTATGTTGTAAACGCATTACTGTTTGGCGCATAACCAGGTGTACTCCATCCACCTGCTAATAAGGCGTAATTAATAAACGAACTGCAATCGTAATAGGTAATTCCACTTAGTGTCTGCTGATTTCTGTATGCTTGTGAATATCCTACTTTAGGAAGATTGCAACAATTAACCGCCCACGTATAAGCACCGTTGATACTAGGCATTGTTTTCTACCACTCCTAACAATTTCCAACATAATTGACCAAAACAACTATCATTGTGACCTTTTGTACCACATTCATAACCATATGCCCTCATTGTACTCTGAAATGTGTTAATTGCAAAGATTGTGTTAGTACCTGCTTCACCGTCTATGGTAAGTGGTTTACCGTCAACGCCTAGATAATGTAGCATAGATAGAACTGTCTGCAATATAAGTACATCTTCACCCGTAGAGCCTTTTACAATATCACTGAATTCATGCATAAAGTTCACCTCTTTGTGATATCTGTAATATGGAATAATTCCATAAGTTTTTCTGGTAAAATATCTGAATTGATTTTCGAGATATTTTCCAAAATAGATACAAGTTCGGTTGTACACACATAAAGAATGATGATAGGTAAAATAGTGACACCTAACTGGAATCCGATAACATGACCTTGAGTATCAACTAGCCATGCTACAAAGTAACAAAAGATAAACCCAACTTTTTTAAAAAGTCCGTCTCTTAATTTTGAACTTTGTATGTCTTTGCTTTTAACCGCTGACACAAGACCTGTAACTAAATCCAGTGCGTTAAAAATGAGTGCAACAATAACAGGATAAACCTGTTCCATTTATCCAACTCCTTTCATATTTAATTTTCAATTAATTATAACATAGTTATTGCTTTTTGTCAATAGATGTGATATAATAATTAAAAGAAAGGGGATAAATTTTATGGGTAAGTACTATGATGGTACAAAACTTTTATCAATGCTAGACATAAATGGTAATAAACCAGAAATATACATATGTACAACTAATCGTACAGGCGGAAAGACAACCTATTTTGGCAGACTATGTATAAATAGGTTTTTAGATAAAGGTGAAAAGTTCGGTCTGATTTATAGATACAATTATGAACTTGATGATGTTGTAGACAAATTCTATAAAGATTTAGGTTCTTTGTTCTTTGCAGGACATGAAATGACAAGTAAAAGAAGAGCGAGTGGTATCTTTCATGAACTGTTCTTAGATGATAAAAGCTGTGGCTATGCTTTAAGCCTTAACAGTGCAGACCAAATAAAAAAATACAGCCATTTATTTAGTGACATCCAACGTATGATTTTTGATGAATTTCAATCTGAAACAAATCACTATTGTAATGATGAAATAAAAAAGCTGTTAAGTGTACACACCAGTGTAGCTCGTGGACAAGGTGAGCAAGTTAGATATGTCCCTGTTTATATGCTTAGTAACCCAGTTAGCATTATCAATCCATATTATGTTGAAATGGATATCAGTAACAGATTAAAAGATGATACTAAGTTTTTACGCGGTGACGGCTTTGTTCTTGAACAGGGTTTTATAGATAGTGCAAGTGAAGAACAAAAGAAAAGCGGTTTTAATAAAGCATTTTCAAAAAACAAATATGTCGCTTATAGTTCAGAATCGGTATACCTTAATGATAATCAAAGTTTTGTTGATAAACTAGCAGGAAAAAACAGATATCTTTGCACACTTAGGTATAAAGGTGTTGACTATGCTATAAGGGAATTTTCTGAAATAGGCGTGTTGTATTGTGATGATAAATCAGACGGCACTTTTAGACTTAAAATAACAGTTACTACAGAAGACCACCAGATAAATTATGTTATGCTAAAAAGAAATGATTTTTTTCTTTCAAATCTTAGATATTTATTTGAACGTGGATGCTTTAGGTTTAAAGATTTAAAATGTAAGGAAGCAGTTTTACACGCTTTAAGTTATTAATTATGGTATCTGCATGAGTTTTCTACTCTGAGTGAATAGGAATGCACACTTGAAAAAATAGTGCCTATATCATTTGTCGTTTTTGCGTAACGCTTTGTTAGTTACTCATGTTATAGATATAAAAGAAATAGACGGGTCACAAACTTAGTTTGCCCCGTCTTTTCTATTCTTATTTTTCACCTGTACTTCCAAAACCACCACGATTTTCGTTTCCTAAATGTTCTACTTCTTTTAGCATAATAGGTGGCTGATGTTTTTGTATTCTGAATTGACAGATTCTTGTATTTTTAGGTATGAAAGTCTCACGGGTTGCGTATGCAGGAAAATGCCATTCGTCACTATCACCGCAATATGTTTCATCAATTAAACCTACGCTATTAGCTTGTACAATTCCATATTTCTTAAATGTTGAACTGCGAGGGATAACAAGTGCCTCATATCCTTCTGGTAACTGCATTGCTACGCCTAAAGGAATGTGATATAATTCGCCTTCTGTCATATAAGTATCAAGTGCTACCCGTAAATCAACCCAGTCTCCTACTTCTATTTCATGTATCTTTTCAATGTCTCTTGTGTATTTAATTTTAATTTCTTTTGGTTCCATTCTATTACCTCATTTCATATGTAGTTTCAACCAATAAAATACCACCACGTATCCTTTTTGGTCTTAGTTTATCCGGTACTTTTAAACCTACTTTAAAATCGCTATAATCTCTTTTTATTGCGTTACCTGTTTCTTTATCAAATAAAAATTCTTTTTCCTCTTGCGTCCATTCTTTCTTTTTGTTTAATTCAGTGTCTACGTACCCGTCTGGTTGTGCTGTCCCTTCCATTGATAACTGAAATAAATCTTTGCATTTCTGTGGCATACCTGCACATTTAATATTGTTATAAGGATTTTCTATTGATTCAAGGTTTTCGTGTGTAACGTGTTCAATATATGTTTTCTGTCTTGTGAATATCGCAGTGTCCCAACACGCTTCTAGTTTCCAACAACAAAAGTTTTTATCATGTACAGTTATTCCTTTTATCTTGTCTGGCGGCAAATCACAATGTATGCTGTCAGTATCTGCGTATATGAAACCTGCTTTATCTTTACCGTAGTAATTTTTTTGAGCGGCTCTTATGGTAAAGTTTCTTGCATAACTTGTGATAGCTGACCCTACAGGAATATAGCCTGCTTTTTTGTTGTTCTCTGCGACAGGTATAAATCCTATTGTTTTATCATCTTTCACATAAGCTAGCTTAAAACTTGAATCTTTACTTGATGCCATTTTACCATAAAGATTATTCAAGAAAAGTTTTGCTAATTCACGCTTTGCACCTTTATTCTCTTTTTTAATCTTTGCGTACTTGTCTATGTATTCGTCAAATATACCTACTTGGGAATAAAACCAACACCCATCAAGTATTTCAAAATCAACCAGTTCATAGTGTTCTTTCATCAATTGAAAGTCTGTCATTGTAAGCAACAATTCTACACGTGAATCATGAACGTTCCCGTCTTTGTCTCTATAATGAGTAAAATATTCATCATTCTTTCTATCGTATATGTCACTCGTTTCAAGTGCTTCTGTCCCTTTGTACAGTAAGTTATCTTTAATCTGGATAAATGGTAACATATCTTTCTTTATGTAAAATCGAGTCTTGATTCTAATAAAGAAATACTTGTCTGATTCTAAGGCTCTATCTGGTATTATATTACCTGTCCAGAAATGAGGAACGCCAACAGGATACCTGTTACCCGATTCTGAGGACATCATAGAAGGGTAAAGTGAGTTGACATCTGCTGTTGTTCCATTTTTATATATTTTATTCTCTTTGCCTTTTACAAGATAACACCAACCACCTCTATATGATTTACGTATATAGTCACCTGCCGTACCGTATTTATAAGTATTTGCATCTATAGTTATGGAGTACATATCTGGAAACATTTCTTCGTAATCCAAAATATTAGTAGTTGAATGCTTGCAAATCTTCTTGTATTCTGATAGACAACACGCACCAATTGTTAACTTGTCATGACCTTCTGTAAACATTATTTCAAGTGCTTCTTTTACAACAAGAACATCATTTGCAATATAGTGCTTTTCTTCTGGTGTTATCTCACATCCTGCATACCTAAAGCCTGTATATTCCATGTCAAGTTTTTTATGCTTTGTTCCAAAACTCTGACCTATACGCTTTACACTGAATGGTAACAATTTCAGGGAATCACGTATTTCAATAAAATGATTGCCTGCTTTTATAGTAATTCCATACCACATGCCCTTGTCAGATATGGAATACTTGAATGTACCATTTTGCATGTATTTTTCTTGCAACCATTCTACGTTTATTTCTGATTCACCTATACGTTTGTTAGCTTGCTTAAACCCTTTATCAATAAGTAAATAAGACAGCCAAAAAGAACCGTCAAATTTTAAGTTGTGATAGTATGCTACTATATTACATTTTTGGGACAAAAAATATTTGAACTGTTCGTCTATACTGTGAAAGATGTGAACATCTTCACTGAAAAGTTCAACGGACGCACTCGCCCAAACTTCTGTACTTGTCTGACCTTTGTATACAGTTGTCTCAAAATCACACATGAAATAGCGATATTTCTTTGTTCGCAATCAGAACGGATACTCCCAGTCTTCTTGTTGTTCTAGTGCGTCACCCATTCTTTTCATGTATTCAACTTTATCCAACATTTGCTCTTTGTATAGTATTCCTTCATCTGGTAAATAATCAATCATGTTTCCTATGTATAAAGTTGCTTTATCTGCATTATATACCGTGTGCCATTCAAGAATGTTTCCTGCTTCTGCCCCTTCCTGTAGCATGGTAGCAACATCGTGTTCACCGTGTTCTTTTATAAGACCACCCATCCATGCTCGTAATAACCCGTATGCTTCACCACGGGCGTTCTGATTCAAATGATTATACCATTCAGTTATCACAACTCTGTCAAAAAAAGATGAATCATCAGATTGCTTAAATGGGGGTTGAAAGTCTGCTTCTGTCCACTCTTGTTTAGGAACATATGCAGATTCTTTAATTTGCGAACTTGATATCTTTTTTAGTTCTCGCGTTAACTTTGCAAGTTCTTGTCCCTTTACACCTTGCGAACGTAATTCTTTTTCAGTAGGAAAATATAAATCAGTTTGTAAACTTTTTTTCTTTAACCGACGAATAGCTGACATGATACGGTTACGTTGTTTCGTGTAAACCGTTGTTTTTCTCTTTTTTCTTGCCATGTGCTTACCTCTTTGTTGAAAAAAAGAGGGACTTTATAGCCCCTCACTTTTTGTTAATTTATTCTTGATTTACAGGGATTCAGTATCAAGTACGCAATTAATAAAATCACGTCCTGCTTTAGTTTTTCCAGATGTTTTTATTACTGTAAACTCTTTTCCCTTCATAATATTTGAAATGTCCTTTATTGAGCGCTTAAACGTTGCGGACTGACAGGAAAAAACTCTTTTGTCTGGTGTGATAATTGACATTACGTCTACTGCTTCGCCTGTATTTTCTTTAATATCTGTAAATTCTAAAATTCCGTTGACTGTGATATGCGTGCCGTCTTCAACATCTTTTACTGACTGAATAGACGGCGCAATTGTCATAAGGTATTGTTCTACTTCTGTAAATTCTCTGCTTACTGTTTTAATTTCTACCATGGTTTATTCTCCTTTTATCTCTTATTAGTTTTCTTCTGTAGTTTCTGTTTCTTCTGTTTTTTCGCCACGTTTAGGAAGAACGGTAGCATAGTGAATAAAAGTATTTTCTGACATGCCATAAAGCGTTTCAATTTCCTCTTTTGCGACAATGTGAACTGCTTTAAGTTCGTCCGTTTCGATAATAGACTTTACAACTTTGAGCAAAGCGTTATCATCTTTGTAAGTACGTGGAACGGTTACTGTTTCAGTGTAAGGCTCTCCCTGTACTACGTTTAAGCACATAACTGTTGCTTTAGTTGTTGTAATGGTTCTTGTTACCATTGGAATTCTTGCCATTTGTTTTTTCTCCTTTTCTTGTGTTTTTTGTTTACACGGTTACTGTAAAATATTAAATTGTATTTGCATTCTTGTGAATGCAGAGGACTTGCTAGAATCGAACTAGCAACGGTTGACCGTGAAAATCCTATCAGCCCTAGAGGTACGTGGGACGCAAGTTGCAACGCCCCACTATGGCAAACGTAACTGAAAACTATCTTTGTTACAAGTATAATATATCATGTTTATACGTTTTTGTCAATAGGTTTTTTGAAAAATCTTCTATAAATTTGTAATTTATATTCTTTTAATGTTTGATTTATATAAACAGTTGATGTAAGTCCTTGTTGAATATCTTCATAAATATTTGTGTATATTATTCTAATTATTGCGTCTGTTAAGTGCTTAGATTCTATATCAATAATTAGCGTATTGTCAATTATTGTAACGTTGCACTTACCTGTGATTTTATTGTTAATGCCATCTTGTATTTGCTTTTTAATCTGTTTAATTCATTCATTATTTTTCATCTCCTTTCTTTGTCCGTTATGACAACAGTTGCATATTTAAAGAATTGACTTTCTGTCATTCCTAATAAAATTTCCTCGTGTGTATTCGATTCGATATACACTAATTTATAGGTATCTGTTTCGTATATTTCTTTTAGCTTTTTTAATAAGTCAGTATCTGTATATGTACCGCCTATCTTTGCTTCAAATATTGATACCTCTGAATTTGTTACGTCAATTGCCATTACTTGCGCTGTTGTCTGCGTGATTGCGCACGTTATCATTTTTTCTTTTCTCATTCTTTTTCGTCCCTTTCTATTGTAATCTATTTTCTATCATTGTAACAAATTCACCTACACTTAAATAATGCATGTATTCATTTAATTCGCTTATTTTCAGTGTTACAAGTTTAGAATTCGGTTCAATTTTCTTAAAAGAAAATATACCATTCATAAAATAAACATAAATACCTATATTGTATAATTCAACTATAAATCTTGTTAATGGCATCTAATTCCCCTACCTTTCTACATACTATGTTTTAAAGTTAATTTAAACTAACATTGATTATGGTTAGAAATGACTAACTTTATGCATATTATTTATTTTTTCCGAATGTTTCTTTATTAGTTAAATGTATACTCCCAACAGCATTTAATCTAGGCGTTATTCCATATTTAGTGACTATATAATTTACACCTGTTTCACTGTCTGTTATTGTATAAATAAAAGCACTTCCTTAATTTATTACTACAGTATAGTTCCATTCATCATCTGATTTTATTTCTTTACCTTTACATCCTGTTAATGATGTTAAAATTATTAGACCTATAATTAATAAAATCTTATTTTTCATATGTTAACCACCCCACAATCATACCTATGATAAAACCCAAGCCAAATAATGCCATAATTTATACCTCGCCATCTTCAATAAACATATCGTTAATTTGATGTATATTATTTAAGTCTATTGTAATACCTATTTCTTCACCCGTTTCACGGTCATAAAAACCAAATTGATTATTAAAATCAGTGTACCACAAACCTGTTGATTCTGTTAATATACGCATACCATTTAGCACTAAATCACCGTAATGCTCGAATATACTAAACAGTATGTCATGTACTTCTGTTTTCTTAAATGTTCTCTTTTCTGTTAATGTAATCATATCTTTTTCCTTTCTTATTTATACGTTTACTTGTTTCAATGATATGCAAGGGATTTGAACCCTTGCTAACCTACTTAAATAATTCAAAGTTTATGTAATTAGCAATCTCTTTTCTTTCATATAATAAAGATAAATTAACTTGTGAACTTAATTCACTATACGCTATACTAAATATATCATTATCTGTGATACACATTATCGTTAATGCCTTGAATAAATAATAAGCACGTCTTACATTAGTTTTCCAAGCAGGAATATTTGAATCGTATAAATATAATGCTGTTTCAACTTCTTTTTTAATTTTAGCAATAGTGTCTTTTTGATTAATTTCTTTCATTTTATTATCTCCTTTCCTTTAATGTTCTATTTCCTTTTGACAATTATATTAACACATCTATAGGTATTGTGTTAACTTACACCACGATTCTGCTACTTTTCAGCATCTACAATTCGAAGTATATAATTGCTTATTTCTTTATATTGATGCAATTTTCTATATTGCGTTACTCTTGCTAACTCTTCGTATTCACTAAAAATGTCACTTTCAATTGCTATAAGGCAAAGCGTTCTGAATTTATAGTACGACATTCTAACATATGTTTTCCAGCCGCTGTTATTACTATTATAATATCGTATAGCATCGTCAACATCTTTTTTAATACTTAAAGCAATATCGTTTATACTTAATGTTTTCTTAAAATTAATCATAGCTTTTATATCCCTTTCTTTTATGTAATTTGTTTATTTCTTTTTGACAATTATATGATAACACGTGTACACCTATATGTCAATACTATTTGTAAATAAATGTTGCACATATTTACATCAATTATATTGTGCTATTTTCTACTTGACAAGCGCAAAGACAATGTGATATAATGGGAAAATGGTGTACCGCGTTTGATTTAAAAGGGGCAC